AAACGCTTCTCTCTTTTTGATTCGAATTTTGCCACTGTCGACAGCGGTGCCTCCAGTATCCTCGAGATCAAACTGGATAGACACAGCGCCGTCTGCATCGTTTCCATCGTCTTCATTTTTCAAAATTAGCGCAACTTTTTCGCCGTCTGTCGTTCCGCTTACGGTTGCCGATCCAACAGCGAGCGCGCCTGTCGTAGTGATTGAACTTGAACCCGTGTCAATAGCGCCAAAACCGCTCGAGATAGACCCGCTGTTCAGCGCGCCTGTTCCAGTGATGCTCGCTTGGTGTTGCGTCACATTTGACGCAGCGATTCGACCGTCTGAAAATGTCCCGCTTGTGATTTTGCTCGTAGGCAGCCCGGCGATATAGGCATTCTCGATTGCCGTTCCTTGCCAGACGCCGGTTCCAATAGTTCCAACAGTAACGATCGAACTTGATCCGGCGATCGGCGAGAACAAACTACTGATCGAAGTGCTGTCAAGTGTGATCGCGTCGGCTTCAAGCGTCCCATCAATGTCAACGTCGCCGCTTATGTCGAGGTTGACCGTTGCAAGCGTAGAACCGTCGAACGTGAGATTTGCTTCAGCATCGAGCTGGTCTGTTGAACTTGCGATGGTTGTGACACGGTTTGCCGTTGCGTTGTTGATAGCCTTGACCGCGTGCGACGTGCTTAGTGTTTTCATGGACCACACTCGCAAACGATCGAGACGGCGGTTCCGGTCGTTGCTGATGCAACATAGAACTTCGACACTCTGTTTCCGTGCGGGCCGGGAGCGATCGAGATTTCAGTTGGACTGTCTTTTGTTATGACAATGTGATTCGCGTGAATACTGTCGCCGCTTGTTTCAAATGCAATTTTTCCATCGGCATCGTCAAAACGGACGGTCACTTTTGTCGCGCTGTCTGCCGCGCGGAGATTGATTTGGTGCGCTTTGTTTGCCGTAGACCCGTCAAGCGTGAAGCGCGCGATGCTTGGCAGTGTATTGTCAGACAGATTGACCTCGGTCATAGCCATTGATCTGTTCCTTGTTTAGTGTTTGCAAGTGAGACAAGCCTATCACAAAAACACGAATCCGAAAACTATGCAAAACTCGCGCCGCCGGACCACGTACAAAGACATTCGATTGTGACTTGTCCCTTCATCCAGTCAGTTTGAACACTAACAACGGTCCAAAACTTAGCACCGCCGGCGAGCGTTGTATCCGTGCCAGTTGCCGAATCGAGTATATGCTCGAATATGGTTCCGACTTCTTTGTGAATAGCGTTGAATTCTTGCTGGTATCCGGTCGGTCTTTCGAGTTTGTTTATTGGGTCGATCTGAAATGCAACTAAATCACCGCAAGCGAGACTCGCATAGCGCATACTGTTCAATGTGACGGTCGCTCGTTCGGGAGTTGTACCCGTGAACCATGGATTAAAAATAGCCTCTCGATAGAACGTATAAAAACGATCGGCTGATGTTTGACTTACGCAGCACTCGTTAACCTTGACCTCCATAAGCGGAATGATCGGCGATGCATCTACCGAGAAGCCGTGCGATCCGAGCGTATAACTGTCTTTGTCTGTAACTTTTGCGTCGATTGCGTTGTAGACAGCTTTTGTTTGGTTGTCGTTTTTCTCCCAACTCATATTCACGATCGATGAAAACGGAATAATCGCTCCGCTATAGCCGGCGGTGTATTGTTCTCCCTGATGCAAAATGCAACCGACAGAATATGCACCGTTTTTCCAAGTCGGAAACACACCAAACTTCGCGAAGATTTTGGACAAATACGTGAATCCGTCTCTCATTGTACTTGTCACAACCGTCCGAAGTGGAGCGTTGCCAGTTGTAAAGCGATCCCAAATGGAGCGCCATACAGCATGTTTCATCCCTATGTCGCTCCAGTTGATATATTCGCTCGCGGCAGCGTTCGTCGGTGACCCAAATAAGCCATAGACCATCTCGCTTCCGTATCCGTTTTGATAAAAGCAATTCACAAGTTCAGCGATCGGATCGCCGTGTATTAGCAGAGCCGATTTAACCGTCGCGCCGGTTCCAAACTCCCGATCGCCTAAACTGCCGCCGGTTCGCTGAAAGTATCCAAGTTTCGGATCGGTTGTTGGAGCGTTTATTGTCGCCGTCCCGGTCGATCCAGCGCTTTCCGGTTCGATGATCAGCGTGCCATATTCGCAAATGACATCTCCGGTTACGCTGCCGGTCGGTGTAACAACCGCAAACTGACCGCCGTTTCCTCCGTCTGCGATATGTTTGAAAACCAGATCGGCCGGTCTTGGTGTGTACGCTTGAAAGCTGCGAAAGTTTTTCTCGAGACCCTTGTAGTCAGCACGTCCGGCCGCGCCTAAACCAGCGCTTGCCAAAACGAGACCTCCGGTTCCACTTGAACCTGTGAACGGAGTTGCGAGTTTTGACGTTTCGCCTATGTTTTTGAACCACATAAAATCCGACTCGCGATTCTTGCGAGTTGCGTTTGTTTCTCCCGCGCGGACTTTCAACGAGTTCAAAGCATCGACCATCTGAATCTGACTTGTAGCGCCTCCTGACCAGCGTATGTTTTTCAGCATGCCGATAAATATGCAATTCCATCCGCTGCCGTTCACATCGCATTCCAGTTTGCAAAGCGTTCCCTCCTTGCATCTGTTCGCTATGGTTGCCGCTTCATTTGTGACTGTGACCGTGCATTGAGCATGTTGAGCGACAAGTGTTCTCGGTGTTACGGATCGCGCTCCCATAGAGACGGTCACGATGCCATTTTCTACTGATGCAAAATCGCTCGTCGAGCTGCTTTTTGAATATCCGACTTGTTGGTTGTGGCTGAATATCTGAACCGCTTTATTGTTTTCCCAAATATCCGACACAGCCGTTCCAGCGACTTCAGTTGTTCCGATCGTTAACCGAAATCGCGGATGGTAGATCGTAGCGTTTAAAGCGTTTTTGAAATCGTCAGTCCACGGCATGCATCACCCGATATACATGGGAATGTCCATCAGATCACGCAACGAGGTTCCATCGTCAAGATACATTCGCGGACCTTCATACGGATCGTATAGCGTAGCGCCGGGAGTATTGACACCAAGATAATCTTCGGGATCTTTTTCGATTTTGACCATGCCGGTCCCGTTCCCCTGTTGCGGATCATAGTTTTCATTTGCGTCTTGCTCTACTGGAGGCACGTTCAAATCGATCGGCACTAAATCGGGAATGCAATAGCGGAGCCCGATGTCGAGTGTGTATGAAATTCGATGGTCATGGGTCAAAAGTTGCGATCCAACAGCCGCCGCTGGCAGATAAAGTTTCGGCCAAAAGTCAGAAATGCGAACGAGCGCCCCGGCTTTGTAGTCGTTCTGTAGTTGCTGTCCGGTCACGGCCGATCCTGTTGAAACATCGAGATCGATTTGCGCGCCGGCCGACGTTCCGTCGCCTGTCACGGCATAGGCAGCGTGATATTCGCGTTTCCCATAAGGCGCGGCAGTTTCAATAATAAGTTCATCACCAAAAGGCGCGGTCGTTGCACCGCTCGGAGCATAGCTTGCCGACGTGTTTGGTGAATAGTCTTTGTATATGTTCTCTCCGACGTTGATTCGTGCCGATCCCTGATAACGGGGACCGACGTGGTTCATCGCCGCTCCGTATGCTTTGGTGTCATCCAAGCCAAACGACACATACCCGCCGCGCTCGAGATGATTGATCATATTGTGGAACTTGCGAAACATGGCGCGATCTGTAAAGCGCTCCAAAATGATTCTCACATCTTGACCTGGCGCGAAGTTTGTTCTGCGATGGATGCCAGCCAGCGATACCGCGTCTGTACTTTGTCGTGTTGGTGTGACTTGCAAATCTGACAAGGCCTCGCCAAGCGGCAAAAAGATCCGCGACGGAAACTGAACAAAAGGCATCCAAGTAAAAAACGGCGATCCCATTACAACTCCGTCAACGGCGAAACTTCACCGAGCATCGGTGTCGTTGTTGAGCCAAAACTTCCGACTGATCGGTCGATTATTCTGGTCAAAGCGGGAATCGTGTCGGGGTCGACGACTTGCGTCTGAATCGTGACATTTGCTCCACCGCTTCCCATAAACGCCTGCAAACCTCGCTCGGCCGTTCCAGTTGATGCACCGCTCGACGGCACGACTCGCTCTCCTTGATGCAAGAGATACGTTCCCGTGGACGGGATATAGCCGCCGGTCTGTTTGCTTTCTTTTTTTCCAAAACTAAAAATCTGTTTGAAAAAACTTTGTATCGCGCTCCATATTGCGTCCCATGCCTGAAGCGCTCCGTGATAAATGCCGGTCGGTATTTCAACGACCAAACTTTTGATCAGCTTTGGGATTGTTTTAATACTCGCCGCAATAAGCGCCCCGGGCAACTCGGTCAGCAACATCGGAATCAACTCCGACAAGATCGATGGAAGCCCCATGATGATCGACTTGACGCCTTCGATCAAACCTTCGACCGCTTGCTTTACAACCTCTCCCATCATTTCGCCGCGATCAGTTTCTTTTTCAGCTTGTGCTATGTCTGCCTCGGTGACTTCTCCTGCCGCCGCAATATCTTCTTGACCCAAACCAGCCGCTGCTATTTGTTCGTCGCTAAAACCAGCGTCTCGCATTTTGTCCGCTTCTGCTTGCATAGCCTTTTGACGTTCTGCCGCTGCTTCTTGCGCTTTTTTGTTGACTTCGGCATCGTATGCTGCCGCGCCTTGTTGACCAAGTGCGAGCGCTCCGCTGACTAAACCGCCGGCTGGACCCGCTGCCGCTGCAAGAGCTGTCGCTCCACCGCTTGCCATGACTCCCATCGCGCCTTCTGCCGCGCCAAGTAGACCACCGCCGTCCGCACCACCGCCGGCAGTCAAAAAACTTCCGATCCCTTTTAAACCAGCGCCAAGTTTCGCAGCAAAACCTTCAGGATCGGGAGGCTCGAGTTGATTGATTGCGCTTTGAATGCGACCCATACTTTTCTCGAACGCTGAAGCCATGTCTGCGAACGCTTGCGTTCCCGCGACTCCTTGCTTTTCGGCTTGTTGGGTCACTTTTTCAAATGCAGCACGAAGTTCAGTTTGTTTTGCGCGTAGTTTGTCGGCCGCGCTTGCAGGCTCTTCAAATGAAGCCGCTAACACGTCGATCTGTTTTGTTAGTGCGCTGGTCTTGTTTGACAAACCTTCTATCGCTTTCGCTTGCTGTTCTGCTTCTCGCGCTGCCGTTTTTGCTGCCTCGTCGTCGCGCGCTTGCGTGACTTGCTCGATCGCTTGTTTCAACTCGTCCGCGCTGCCAGTACCGGCATCCAGTTTCGCCTGCAACTCTGCAAGGAGTTGGTTCAGTTGCTCCAGCTTCGAAGCCGGCGCTGTTGACAGTTGGTTCGCCTTTGCGATTAGCTTGTCGAATTCTGTCCCGGCTACATCGGCA